CGTTATACCTTACAAGGTGTAATCGACTCACTAAAGCATCAAGTTGATACCGTTCGGGTATATGCCAACGATTACGTTCCGGATGTCAAGGATGCGGAGGTAATAACCGGAAAGGATTATACCGACAACTCAAAATTCTATTGGCTTCCGGAGAGTGAGGGTATCTACCTCTCTTGCGATGATGACTTGATCTATCCTCCGGACTACGTGGAAACAATCAAAGAGGGAATGAGGAAATATCCCGGAGCTTGGATAACCTTTCACGGCCGTAAACTACTAGGCTATGGATTAGACTACTATCGAGGCCATTTGGTGTACCGGTGTTTAGGGAATGTCAATGGGGATTATGAGTTGGATATTCCGGGTACTGGCGTTTCCGCATTCAACACGAAGGATATAAAGTTCGACATGAAAGAGTGGAACTATAAAAGAATGTCCGATATTATGGCCGGCCAAGAGATAGCAAAAAGGGGTATGAAAATTATATGCCTATCTCATAAAGAGGGATGGATTCAGCATCTCGAAAACAAGAGTACTATTTATCACGAAGAGATTGGAAAGCCTGACCAGAATCAACAAGCCGATCAAGTATATGCGATGCGATACGAGAAAGATTAAGGAGTTCCTCAATATCCTCTTTTGATACCGGCCAATTATTCTTTAGTTGCTCCTCTACTCTCTCAAATAAATCATCCATAGCGTTTATATAATGGTTTTGGGAATATATCAAGGGTAATTGTAAAATAACGTAAAAAATCCGTATTTTTAACAAAAAGTATTGAATGAGTTATACCGATTATCCAAAGAGCGCATCGAATAACGCAAGGCGAGCCTTGAAGTACAAGGAGGAATCCGGGAATCCTAAAGGATGCGGAACTCCGGTAGGATGGAGAAGGGCAACGCAACTTGCTAATCGTGAAGCAATCTCGGAGGATGTCGTTAAACGTATGGCCTCATTTAACCGGCATCGACAACACAAAGACGTTCCCTATGATGAGGGATGTGGTGGTTTGATGTGGGATGCTTGGGGTGGTACTTCGGGTGTAGATTGGGCAATACGAAAATCAAAACAAATCGATGAGGAAAAGATGTTAAAGGCGGAATCATTAAACGTGGGAGATTTTGTTTCCTGGAACTCATCGGGAGGCCGAGCAAGAGGAAAGGTTGTAGAGATTGAAACCAATGGCACTATTGATGTACCAAATTCTGCGTTCACGATTACCGGTACAGAGGATGATCCGGCGGTACTTATACAGATTTATCGAGATGGAGAGGAAACCGATGTATATGCAGGGCATAGAATGTCCACATTAACGAAAATAAACCCAATCAAAAGCATGAATCCATTTATCACAAAGAGAGCCGGCATTGTTAAAGATGTCGATGTTGAGCGCCGTATGATTGAGGGGTACTATTCAGTATTCGACTATAAAGACTCCGACGGCGATATTATCACTCCAGGAGCTTACACTAAGACCATAAAAGAGAACGGCCCTAGCGGTAAGAACAGAATAATGCACTTATACCAACACGATCCATTAACCGTATTGGGAAAGCCTAGTATGCTAGTAGAGGATGAGAAAGGTTTATTCTTTAGAACGGCTATTTCAGACACGCAACTCGGAACGGATGTTCTCAAGTTATACCGAGATGGAGTATTAACCGAGCATTCAGTTGGGATTAATTTTGTACAAAGAGATTACTCCAATGAGGATGAGGCGTACATTGTGAGAGAGGTTAAGATGTGGGAAGGCTCAACGGTTACATGGGGAGCAAATGAGATGGCCAAAGGTGGAATGGCCAAAGGCTCGATGGAGGATCAACTAGAGCAATACAAGAAATTAAACAAAGCATTCTATTCCGGCGATTATACGGATGAAACCTTCGGGCTGATAGAAATGCATATAAAGACTTTTGAGCAAGCAATCACAAAATCACTTCAAACAATGGAAGCCGAGCCAATCACTTCTAAAATTGATGAAGCCGATTTCGATAGCATATTCAAACAATTCAACAACCAACTAGAAATCGAAAAGGAGTTCAAATTATGGACATCGAAAACACATTAAAAGAAGGCTTGGCTTCTGTAAAGAATGGACTAGCCGAACAAACCAAAGCACTTGAGAATCGTTACAACGTTCTCGAAGAGCAAGTTAAACTCTCTGGCGAAGCTGATGAAGCTACCAAGAGCGAAATCAAAAACCTTGAGGAGGTAATTGCCTCTCAAAAGGAAAGAATCGAAGCAATCGAGAAAGGTAACAACCGACTTGGTTCTAATGGCAAGCCTCAATCTCTAAAGTCTTTACTAGCTGAAAAGCTAGACAATAGCAAAGAGCAAATCGAGGCGTTCAAAGCCGGACAAATTTCCGGTTTCACTATGGAAACCAAAGCAATCATCGGTTCTGCTGACTCTGTGGATGCTTATACCGGCGATGTTGTACCGGCTGACTACGTTCCTGGCTTTAAGTTCGATCCGGAGCGAAGAGTTCACGTGCGACAGTTTCTACCGGTTGGTACTACTAACTCGGACAAAATCCGTTTCATCAAAGAATCAAACTTTACCGACAATACTGGCGTAACCGCTCAAGCTATTGCATCCGGACAGAATGACTTTGATTTAACTGCGACTGATGCCGTTGTTGAGAAAATCTCCGCTCACTTCCGAGTGTCTAAAGAGGCTCTCAATGATACTGCCGGTTTAGCTTCTCACATCTCTTTACGAGGTATGGAGAAGTATATGAAAGAAGAAGATGCGTACAACTTGTATGACTCTACTTATGGATTGACTGTAACCTCTACGGATTACACTTTAGACTCTTATACCAGCGATGCCGATGCTCAAGAGTATGATGTACTACTAGAGGCCATCAAGCAAGTTAGAAATCGCAACTTCCAACCTTCTGCGGTAATGATGTCAATCGGTCGATACTTCGATATGATTCGCAACAAAGACTCTGAAGGTCGCTACATATTCCCTCAAGATGTCATCTTTGGAACTCGCGTTCCTTCTATCTTAGGTGTTCCGGTTATTGCTACTAATGCAATCAACGATACCGATGGAGATGCGGATGACTTCTTAGTGGCTGACTTCGCACAACTATGTACCTTGTTTGATCGTGAGTCCGTTTCCGTTCGTTTCTACGAGCAAGACCAAGACAACGCGATTAAAGACTTAGTTACCGTACAAGTTGCAGGCCGTTTAGCTTTACCAACGTACCTACCTAACGCAGGTGCTTTTGGTAACTTTACAACTGCTATCACGAATGCAGGTAATTCTTAAATTACCATAAGGATGTTTGGAACTTGGAGCGGTTCGATTCCGCTCCATCCTTCTCATTAAATCTTACTATTATGTACCGAGCAAGAAGAAGTTTTATCCATAAAAACCAACGCATCAAAAAAAATGATCCCTTGAAGCTAGATAAAACATCAATTACCGAGCTTCTATACAAAGGCCTAGCATACGAAACGAAAGAGGACAAACGAGCTTATACGAAAGAAGCCAAAGCGTATATGGAGAAAGACGAAAATACAAAGACGATGTATTACGTGAAAAAGAACAATCAAATCATCGATCGGCTTCCGAAGTACAAAGCCGAAAAATTAGTTGAGGAACTCAATGCTTAAAACTCCGTACAAAGGTAAAACCGGGCCATTCACTTTCAGCACAGTTGATACCGGAACAAACGACTCAACCGATGTATTAAGTACGGCCGATGCTAAGGCCTGGATGAGAGTTGATACCTCCGCCGATGATTCTTTGATTGCTGACTTAGTGGCCGAGAGTATAGATTTTGTTGAGGAGCAATATGGCTTTCAGTTGATAGAGAAAACCGTTACAGTAGAGTATGAGTATTACGGCAAGGAAGTGCGACTCCCATTATATCCGGTTCAAAGTATTACATCTGTAAAGGCTATCGATCAAGACGGAACAGAAACAACGCTCACATCCGATGAGTATTATCTTACTGGCGATACTCTTATCATTGACTCGGTTTATGGATGGGAAGTTCCTGATGATAGAATACGGTTAAAAGTGGTGTATGTGGCCGGATATACTTCTATTCCTTCCGGTATTACGCTCGGACTCAAAAAGCTAGTCGCTTCGAATTACGAGGATAGGCAGGATGTAGTTGAGGGCAACGTTTCCGAGATGCCGAACAGTTCAAAAAAGCATTTCAAAAGATATGCTAAGTTATGAAAACCAAGTCGCGACAAATCAACATCGGAATGATGAGGCAGAGAGTAACGATTCAGTATTACTCTCTTTCGGCGGATGGAATGGGTGGCAATACAAGAACGTGGAACACTCTCGGTACGGTATGGGCTAATGTAACTCCTCTCTCTGGCTCTGAAGCGCTCGAAGTGGGTGGATTGAAGGGTAAGACTAAGTACAAGATTCGGACTCGTTATAGGGATGATTTTGTGAGCGCCGGATATAACAAAGATACTTACGATCACTTACTAAGATTGTTATTCGATGGCAAAGAGCTAAATGTTGAGTATGCCATCAACTCCGGAGAGGACAATGCGGTTACGGAACTTATAGCGAGCGCGGAATGATAAGCATTAAGGCCGACATACAATCAACCAAGAATGTACTCAAAGCATTAGATTCATTAGGCGATAAGGTAAGACGTTCGGCTGAAAGAGAAATTGAGCGTTCGGCGCGTAATATCGAAAGAGATGCCAAGAGAAAAGCGCCAACCGGAGCAAATAATAGGCTAAAGACTTCTATCGATGTAAGAGGCTCGCAATTATCTCGTGAGGTATTTACCGATGTAAAATATGCTCCTTATGTGGAGTTTGGTACAAAGTCAAAGGTTGAGATACCTCCCGGATTAGAAAGCTATGCAATGCAATTTAAAGGGAGGAAGGGAGGCTCATTCGAGGACTTTGAAAAGAACATAAAAGTATGGGCAAAGAGAAAGCGCATTCCGGAGGAGGCCGTATATCCTATTATGATGTCTATTTTACATAAAGGTATAAAAGCGCAACCGTTTTTATTTCCGGCATTCTTTGCGGAGCAACCTCAACTTCTTAAACGATTAAAAAAGGTGTTACGTGGCATTAAATAAGATGCATAAAGAAACCGGAAGGATGCTCAAGGAGGATAATACATTTATCAACCGGGCGGATTATGTCTATAACTCCCATCGAGATTATTACAAGAGAGTTTCAGATTTCCCATTGGATGTGGCAAAGGGCGAAGTTCCAGGCCATTCGGTAATACAAAAGTTCGGGCGTAATAGTGCGGTTTCCTCTAGTTTTGTACCTATTTGTTTGAGTGGGTTTTACCGAACGCCAACAACTAACACGGCGCTCGAGGTAGTGAGTACGGATGTGGATGATAACGCAAGCGGTGCAGGAGCGAGGACTATTTATTATGAAGGTTTACAAGTGCAATCCGGTTCTCTAGTAGTGGTATCTGATGTGGTAGA